GCAAACTCGTAGAGGTAAAGGTAACGTAATGATTGTTTCTTCAGACGTAGCTTCTGCAATGGCTATGGCTGGTGTTCTTTCTTACACACCTGCTCTTCAAGCTGACTTACAAGTTGACGATACAGGCAACACATTCGCTGGTTTGTTACATGGTCGTATCAAAGTATACATCGACCCATATTTTGGTGGCTACACAAGCAACCAAGAGTTGGTAACCGTTGGATACAAAGGTTCGAGCCCATACGATGCTGGTTTGTTCTATTGCCCATATGTTCCATTACAAATGGTTCGTGCAGTTGACCAATTTACATTCCAACCAAAGATTGGTTTCAAAACTCGTTACGGAATGGTAGCCAACCCATTTGCTAATGGTTTGAGCCCATCTAACGGTATTATCAATGCTCGTAGCAATGTGTACTATCGTATTTTTGGTGTTAAGAACTTGATGTAATCTAAAAGTTCCCGTTAAGAGGAACATTTAAGAGAGACCACCGAGGTGGTCTCTTTTTTTTGGTTGATAAATAACCATATGACTGCTACACTAAGACAACCCCAAAATACCAATTACCTTCAACCGACCAAGTTTTTGTTAACTTTTGATCGGTTAGGAGATGTTCAATATTTTTGTCAATCGGTAAACATACCAGGAGTTAACCTTGGCCAAGCGCCATTTTCAACACCCATGTTGGATGTATTTGTGCCCGATACAAAAATGATATACAACCCTTTTTCCATTCATTTTACGGTAGATGAATCATTGAACAGTTGGCAACAATTACACCTTTGGTTCCGTTCCATCGCAGCACCAACGGGTTTTGATGAACGGAATAGGTTAACAGCACTACAAAACCAATATAATGGTAATAACACCAAAAAGAATTATTCGGATGCCACTTTGACAATTTTATCAGCATTGAATAATCCTATTCTTCGTGTAAAATTTTATAATGTTTTTCCTATTACTTTGTCAGACATCATTTTTGATACCACACAATCAGCAGATGACATTATTACTTCCGATGCGGTTTTTGTGTTTGATTATTTTGACTTTGAAAAAGCTTGACAATTAATACAGTTTGTGTTATTATGAAGATTTGGTGTTAACTTTTTTGAACATATTATGGAAAATCTAGAACAAGTATTGAAACATTGGGAAAAAGACACACTTATTGATCAGACAGAACCTGGCAAAGAGTTGTTAAAGATTCCAACACTACACAACAAATATCTCAGTATTTTGACTAAACACAAAATTGCCTCAAAGAAGGCACATTTTGATTATCTCCGTATGCGGAAAGTTCGTTTGGATTATTATGCTGGAAGATTAAGCCAAGAAGAACTACAAGAATATGGATGGGAACCTTTTCAATTTGTTTTAAAAACCGATATCAATGCTTACCTTGAAGCAGATGATTATTTGATTAAGTTGTTAGAAAAGAAAGTATACCATGAAGAAACGGTATCAGTTATCGAATCTATTATGAGTGAATTAAAACAACGAACTTGGCAGTTGCGTGACTTTATTGGATGGGAGAAATTTATTGGCGGCCAGTGATTTAATAATATCCAAAAAGAATGAAGTATTTGTTAAGATATCTTGTGAAAAACATTTAGCACAAGAGTTGTCTGAGTATTTCACATTCTTTGTTCCTGGATATCAATTTGTTCCGGCATTCCGTAATCGGATTTGGGATGGAAAGATAAGACTTTTCAATCTACAAAGATTTACGTTGTATAATGGTTTACTTTCATATGTTGAATCTTTTTGTAAAGAAAGAGGATATACATACGAACTTCAGGATAATCTAGATGTTGAAGATGATTGTTCTGTTTATCATGCCAAAAAGTTTATTACTGAATTAAATATTCATGCTCGTGGTGAACCTTTAGAAGTAAGACAACACCAAATAGATGCTTATATTCATGCAATGCAAAAACGCCGAGCGTTATTGGTATCACCCACAGCATCCGGCAAATCACTTATCATTTATCTCATTTTTCAACAGTTATACAAATATCAAAAATTAAAAGGCCTTGTAATTGTTCCAACCACTTCTTTGGTTGAACAGTTGTATTCTGATTTTGCAGATTATAACAATAACTCCATGGAACCACAACTCCATAGAATTTACCAAGGCAAAGAAAAAGAATCTGATAAACCATTAATTATATCCACATGGCAATCTTTGTATAAAATGCCAAAAGAATATTTTGAACAGTTTGATTATATTATTGGTGACGAAGCACATTTATTCAAAGCACAATCTCTTACTACTATATTAACCGCTTGTGTTAATGCCAAATATCGATTTGGTCTAACAGGTACACTTGATGGCACCAAAACACATAAACTGGTATTAGAAGGTTTGTTTGGTCCTGTTAAAAAGGTAATCACCACAAAAGAACTGATTGATAAAAATCAATTATCTAAATTTGAAATTAAATGTTTATGCCTTAAACATGATGAAGAATCGTGTCGATTAGTTAAAGAAAAATCGACATATCAAGAAGAAATTGAATTTCTCATTTCAAATGAGGCAAGAAATAAATTCATTAAAAATCTGGCGGTTAGCTTAGGAAAAAATACTTTGATTTTGTTTCAAATGGTTGACAAGCATGGCAGAATCCTGTATGATATGATAAAGGATACAAAAAAGATTGGCAATAGAAAAGTGTTCTTTGTTTATGGCGGTACTGAAACTACCGACAGAGAAGAAATTAGAAGAATTATGGAGATTGAAAATAATGCTATTGTTGTGGCTAGTTTTGGGACTTTTTCTACTGGAATTAACATTAGGAATTTGCATAACATTATTTTTGCAATGCCAACTAAATCAACAATACGCACTTTGCAAAGTATTGGAAGAGGTTTACGACAAAATGATGGAAAAGAAATAGCCACTTTATATGATATATCGGATGACTTGCGAGTTGGTAAACACATGAACTTTACTTTAAAACATTTTGTGGAAAGAGTTCGTATATATAATGAGGAGAGCTTTCCTTTTAAAATATACAAAATAGGCTTAAAAAATGGATAACATTAAAATAATCAAATTACATAATGGGATAGATTTGATTGCCAATGTTTCTATGAATAATGATCATTATCTTTTAGAAGAACCAATGGAATTTGATTTGGAATATCGTCAGGCTAGTCCTGGTTTAATCATGAGGCATTGGTTACCAGTACAATTATTAAAACAAAATGAAATAGAAATTAAAAATGAAGATGTTCTTTCTGTTTTGGAACCCAATGTTGATTTTTGTGAATATTATTTAAATACTGTGGAAAAAATTAAAGATTTGTTAAAAGCAAAAAATCTAATGGAATCTATAGATGAAGATGATATGCAAAACATTATGAGTGAATTTAAAGATTTAAGAAATAATGGAGATACACTGCATTAATATTGGTATTCATCTTGAAAGCAGGACATAGACGATAATATACTTTTGTCAAGCACAAGTCAAGCAATATTGTGGTAAATATTTAAATAAAGAAAAGATGAATAATTATGGCAACAACTAAAAAACCTAAGCAATATGTGAACAACGCTGATTTTTTAAAAGCACTTGTTGATTATAAAGAAGGATGTAAGAAGGCCAAGAAAGAAAAAACTGAACCTCCTCCTATTCCTAATTATATTGGTGAATGCTTTATGAAAATAGCAGAAGGTTTATCACATAAACCAAACTTTATTAACTATACCTATCGTGATGAAATGATATCGGATGGCATTGAAAATTGCCTGATGTATTTCAACAACTTTGATCCTACCAAATCCAAAAATCCTTTTGCTTACTTTACGCAGATAATTTATTATGCTTTCCTCCGTAGAATACAAAAAGAAAAAAAACAGACTTATGTGAAATACAAAGCCACAGAACAAATGGGTATTATGGATGAATTTGAATTGTTAGAATTTGAAGATGGCACCTCACGACAGTTTGAACTTTATGACAATATTGCCGAATTCATTGAAACCTATGAAGAAGCTAAAGAAAATAAAAAAGTGGCAAAGAAGCCAAAAGGGATTGAAAAGTTCTTAGACGAGTGATATAATAATTAGATTATGAAAATTGCAATTATAACTGACCAGCATTTTGGAGCAAGAAATGACTCCACACATTTTTTAGATTATTATGAGAAATTTTATCGAGATACTTTCTTTCCCGTTCTAGATTCAAATGGTATTGATACCGTTCTTATTCTTGGTGATACTTTTGACCGAAGAAAATACATAAATTTTTATTCATATAAACGATCACGAGAAATGTTTTTTGATAAGTTATATGATAAAAAAATAAAAGTATTCATGTTGGCAGGTAATCACGATACCTATTTTAAAAACACCAATGACGTTAATTCAGTTAATTTATTATTAGGTGAGTATACCAATATTGAAGTAATAGATTCACCAAAAACAATCGCCGTTAAGGATACGGATATCTGTATGCTTCCTTGGATATGTGCAGAAAATTACGAACAATCAATGTTGGAAATTAAAAACACATCAGCCAATATTTGTATGGGACATTTGGACATTTCTGGATTTCAAATGCATCGAGGATTGACTTCCAATGAAGGATTAGACCAAACAATATTCAATCGTTTTGATATGGTTTTTAGTGGCCACTTTCATCATCGATCCAGTAGCAACAATATATACTATCTCGGCAATCCATACGAACTCACTTGGCAAGATTACAATGATCCTAGAGGATTTCATTTATTTGATTTGTCTGACCGCACTTTGGACTTTATTAAAAATACCAATGTGATGTTTCACCGTATTGTTTATGATGATCGTGAACAAACTATTACTGAAATTACCAATAAAAATTTAAGCAAATATACCAATACTTATGTTAAAGTTGTGGTATTAAACAAAACCAATCCTTATTTGTTTGATAAGTTTATGAATAACTTGTATGCCGTCAGTCCTCTTGATATTACCATTGCTGAGGACTTTACTGACTTGACAGAAGGCGTAGAAGATGATATACTAGATCAAGCAGAAGATACGGTCACAATAATTAATAAATTTGTGGATGGTATTAAAGAAGAACACATTGACAACTCTCGGCTAAAAACAGTATTGCGTGAACTATATGTCGAGGCATTAAACCAAGAACAGGCATGATTATATTCCAAAAGGTCAGATGGCGTAATTTTTTAAGCACCGGCGCAGCATTTACCGAAATCAATTTTCAAAAATCTCCAAACACACTCATTATTGGCAACAATGGTGCAGGTAAGTCCACTATATTGGACGCTTTGTGTTTTGGTTTGTTTGGTAAACCATTTCGTAAAATCAATAAACCACAACTATTAAATTCTATCAACCAAAAAGATTGTGTTGTTGAGATTGAATTTTCTATTGGTAAAAAACAATATAAAATTATTCGTGGTATTAAACCAAATATATTTGAAATCTATTGTAATGATATTCTTGTCAACCAAGATGCTGCCTCTAAAGATTACCAAGAAATTTTAGAAAAAAACCTTCTTAAATTAAACTTTAAATCATTTACTCAGGTAGTTATTCTTGGTTCAGCTTCTTTCGTTCCTTTTATGCAATTGAGTCCTTCTGACCGAAGAACCATCATAGAAGATTTGTTAGACATTGGTATCTTTTCATCAATGAATAGTTTGGTCAAAACCAAAATGTCTGAAATTAAAGATGCCAACATAAAGAACAAATATGAAATGGATTTAACTACCGAAAGAATTAATTTTCAGAAGCAAAGTATTGAGGACCACAAAACTCGATCAAATGAAGAAATTGAAAAGAAAAAAACAGAAGTTTTAACAAATATAAATCAAACTTTTACTCTACAAAAAGATATTGAATTAATCCAAAAACACATTGATATTCTTCAGAAAAAAATTGAAAATAAAATTTCTGTAGAAAAGAAAAGTAGGAAGTTGTTGCAGTTAGAATCAAAAATTGAAACCAACATTAAAAAAAATGAAAAGGACATAGCATTCTATGAAGAACACGACAATTGCCCAACCTGTAAACAAACCATCGATGGAGAATTCAAAATCGAACAGGTCAATGAAAGAAAAAACAAAGTCACTACTCAACGGCAAGGCCTTGAGGAAATTGCAACACAGATTGCTCAAACAAACAGCAGAATAGAAGAAATACACGGCATAATTAAACACATCACCGAACACAACAACGAAATTGTTAAACACAATTCTACCGTTAATGCTATTAACAAATATATCAATAAACTCCAAAGAGAAATTGAAGAACTTAAAAATAGAAAAGATAATTTGGAAGAAGAAAATGCAAAGCTCAAAGAGTTGCGTGATCAACTATTAGAATTGTCGGATAAACAAGAACAATTGGCAACCGAAAAACAATATTATGAGTTTGCTGGTAATCTTTTAAAAGATACTGGTATTAAGACAAAAATTATCAAACAATATTTACCAATTATGAATAAATTGATTAATAAGTATTTGACTGCAATGGACTTCTTTGTAAACTTTAACATCAATGAATCCTTTGAAGAAACAATCAAGAGTAGACACCGTGATGAATTTAGTTATTCCAATTTTTCAGAAGGTGAGAAAATGCGTATTGATTTGGCACTATTATTCACTTGGCGTCAGATTGCTAAATTGAAAAATTCAACAAACACCAACTTGTTGATTTTAGATGAAGTGTTTGATTCTTCTTTGGATGGTGTTGGTACTGATGAATTTTTAAAATTAATTTATGAAATGGGAACAGAATCTAATGTGTTTATTATTTCACACAAAGGCGATCAATTATTTGATAAATTCCGGAGCGTAATCCGATTTGAGAAACATAACAATTTTAGTAGGATATCAACATGAGTGAAATCATTAAATTTAATACGGAAGAATTAGCAAAAAATCCTTCAACATTAACACAACAAATACCAATTTTTGATTTGGTTCCAGAAAAGCATCCTGTTTTAAAACAAGTTTTGTCGGATTTTGATTTTAGTAATCCTCCTGTAAATCCAAATGAGTTTGCATCCTCATTGGTGGAAACTTGTAAAATTCATAAAGGTTATGGTCTATCTGCCAACCAATGCGGATTTACCCATCGTGTGTTCGTGATGGGTGCTGGTGATGATTTTGTGGCATTTTTTAATCCAAAAATTTTGGCTTCTTCTGGTGAGGCACACATGGTTGAAGGTTGTTTATCTTTTCCATTCTTAGGATTAAGAATTACAAGGCCAGCAAATATTGATGTTGAATATCAAGATTTTAATGGTATCAAAAGAACGGCAACTTATCATGGCATATCTGCTCGTTGTTTCCTTCACGAGCTTGATCATTTGAATGGAATCGTGTATACTAGTCGATGTAAGCCAATGGCTTTAGAACAAGGTAACAAAAAGCGTAATAAAATTATGAAAAATTTGAGAATCCGTTAATGGCAACACCAATTGAATTTGTAGAAAATCAATGGCAAAAATGGTCAGAAGCCAATCCTGTCGAAAAGTTTGAACATATTGATGAAGAATCGATGAAAGAAAAACTCATCGAGGACTTAACTTATGCTTCTCAGATGGATGTTCGTGAGTATACTTTATATCAAAAATGGTGTGAGGTAAAGGAAAGATATCCTGTTCAAGAAGTGTCTACGTTATTTGGTGATGATATTCAGATGGTTGATCCTGAACAAAACAAATTGGTTGATAAAGTTAAAAAGAACTTTTGGGTACCACAAAGTCCTGATGACTTTGAAAACCTTAAACCTAAAATGGTTCTTTCAAATGGTCCTGATGCCGAAAGATGGAATGCCATTCGTACCTTTTCTTCTACAATGAAGAATAATTC